GGGCGATACGCCCATCATCGCCGGGGCATCGCTGGCGTTGAGCCGGCGAATGCCGTTTATGACGGCATTGCGGTAGGCGTGCCATTCAGGTGAGCCCTGAACAAGATTGTGTGTTTGTCTGTTGGTGATATTCAAGTTACTCTCCCATTGGGTTGGCAATGTATTTCAAAACGTCATCGACCATGGATTCGAGCGTTTGCTCAATGGATTCCACGTCGAACTTCTTGAGGATGTCGGCCTCGTTGATTGCTGCCGCTGCCGCGTGTTCTCGGATCACGGCAACCTGTTCGGCGCTGGCGACTTGGCCGACCGGTGCCGCCAAATCGTTGATGCGTTGCTTTTGCGGTGCCGTGAGTGGTGCCTTTGTCTCGGCGGTGGTGATAATCTCGGCTGGGGTTTTATTCTTCTTTTCGATTAGCTTTGCCCAGTTGGGTAGCGCCTTATAAAAATCGGCGTCCGTCCAGGCAGGTTTGCCAGTGTCGGCGTCTTTTGGCGCGGCTTCGGCCCTGTTGTCAATGACTGATTGCCAAGTGGCTTCGCCCTGACTGATCGCGCCGTAGATGCCGCGCAGGTTTACAATCTCAGCGGGCGAGCATGTGTCGATCGAATGGTTGAGATAAGTCGTGAGGTCGCTTGCGCGGACGCCAATCTCGCCGAATGCGTCAATGATCTTCTTGCGCTCTGCCGCTGGGTCCTTGGCGGCTTCGTCGGCGCGGATTCGCTTGATCATCGCCACGGCTTCGTCTTGAATGTCGCCGGGAATCAATCGCAGCGCGAGGGTGCGCTGGGCCTTGGAAATCAGGGCGGACCGCTTGTTCAGCATTTCATCCTCGGTCGCTGGCACCGTGTAGACTGGCTTATTCCAACTGTTTTTTCTCATGCTGATGTAGCTACCATCCGAGAGTGGTTTGGACCGCTCCACTGTCTTCGCAATCAAAATGTCGGAGTCGTAGGCGAGTGTGCTTTCCAAATCCTCGACGGTGACGCGAATAATCTCTTTTTCCGAATCCTCAAACAGTACGGCGGTGCGAACCTGAATGTTCTTCATGCAGCGCAGCGCGACTTCGGTAAACCGGATGCCAAGCCCTTCAACGCCTTCGCCAATCGGCTTGATGTAGAAGGCGCTCTTGTTGTGGGCGAATGATGGGCGCCGACACTCCATCATCACGTCTTGCCGTACCTGATCCCAGTTGCGCGGATTGCGCAGTGCGATGACATAACGCGCCTCGGCCATGGCCTTCGCGTGCGCCGACATTGCTGTTGATGCCGTTTCGGCACCGAGTGCCATTTGTTGACCTACAACCATATCGTTCATGTGTTTTCTCCTAGAATCTGTAATTCTTCACGCGCCGTTTTGCCGCGCGGATTAAAAATCTCACGCAGTCCGCGCCAGCCGGGCACGTCGTGACCGCAGTCGTCTCGCGCCGGCGGTTGCTCGGGCGAATCCAAAAACGTCAAATCATAAAATTTTTAATTAATTGTCAGAATCCTCCTCGTCCAACAAATCACGAACGGCGGCAGAATACACGCTCAAATACTCGGTGACCTCGTATCTGATGTCGAGCGCGCCAGCTCTGATCGACTCGCGAATTACGTCAACAGTCCGTCCGTGCATTGCGTTGATTTGGTCAAAAAATTTAACTCGGTCGTGCGAGTTCATTGGTCGCCGCCTCCCTATAAAAAAATTTTGTGCTGTGCAATTTTGTTGCTAGTCGCGCTTGCTTTCTCCGCAGATTTGCCAGATCGGTGGCCCCGTAGGGTTTCGCTCACGCCGCACCGTCGCGCTGTCCCCGCGCTCGCTCGCCTATTGGCCACACTCCTGCGGGGAGTCGATGCAATACTGTACATCGACAACAACACTATAATCCAACGCGTCGCCGATTGTCAACAATTTTTTATTATGTTTTTCAAGGTTGACAAAATCGCAGCGTGAACGTAAAATGCGGTCAACACAATAACCTGAGCAAAAAAAAATGGTGCCTATCATAAACTTAAACAAAAATTGTCCCGAGATCGACCTGATCATCCACGAGCATTTTTTGGGCAAAACGCGCCTGCTACAGGAGGCGCTTGGCGTCACTCGCGCCTGCGTCTCAATCTGGCGTAGGCGCGGCATCCCGGCGATGAGGCGGTACCATATAGACGCGGTGATCCGGGAGCGTTCCGGGCGCTTGGAGGGCGATGGCAAAGGCAAGGGCAAAAAAAAACCGCTCCCCTCTGTCGAGGAAATAATCGGAATTTTTTAATTGTAAATCGACACACGCGCTGCGGCATACCTTGGGATTGTCAGACCGCTGGGAGTCGGTAGTACCCTGCCGCAGGCGTGGAGCGGCAGGGCTTGACAATGTTGTAAAAATATGGTTTAATTTTTTAGTTGATTGCACAGTCAGCATCAAACGATTTTTAGGCGAGAGTTCAGGGGCTTAGGCCCTGCCCGGCGTTGTGCACCGGGCCTCTCCCCTAAAGGTCGTTTTTTTTTGTCTTAAAATCCCTCAGCAACAAATCAGCACGAGGGAGCCATGCGCGGGCGTGGGCTGGGCGCGAGCAATCGCGGGGCTGCAAAGCCGGGGGCCCGCAGGGGCGCTGTCCGACGTCGACTCAGGGTCAGGTGCCTGCTCTCTCTCCCTCTGGGGGGTAGGGGGGGCATGGGAGCGGCGAACCGCGCAATCTAGGGTCAGGCAGTTAGGACAAACAAACAAACAGGACAAACAAACAATCAAACATAAGGGCGACTATGATGAGCAAAAAAACATTTAAAAAAACATTTACCGAATGCCAGCAAATAGGAGATTGGGCACCAGATGCAAAATTATTGGCGTGGTGCCATGCGAATGGGTACGACGCGGACGCGCATTACGATTTTTTTAGGGATTATTGTTTGGCGAATGGTGTAAGATATGCAAGTTTTGACGCTGCATTCCGCAATTGCTGCCGCGCTGATTGGGGCGGAGTCCGAAAAAATCAAACGCTCGGCCAAAATCAGCAAACAAAACAGGATCGGCGAGCCAGTACAATCGCAGGTCTGGTCGGTGGCGAGATATGAGCGTCAACACCAGACTAAACGCGGCGACCGCGACCAAAACCGTTGAGCGGTTATTCGCTCGCATGGCGCTGATGTACGGCTCTAAATTTGCCGATCAATGGGCGGGCATCAACCCCGCCGACGTTAAAAAATGCTGGGCGGAGGAAATCGCTGCCTATCCGATGCCCCAAATCGCCGCTGCCGTCAACGCGCTTACGACCAAAAATTGGCCGCCGACCCTGCCGGAATTTTTGGAGCTAATTGAGGATCAGCGCCCTGCGCTTAATACGGCGGCCTACAAGCCATCAAAATCCGTTGACGCGGTAGACACTCAAGCTCCTGACGTTTTGGCCGCCAAGGCCCGTTGTATGGCGTCTATTGCGCGTGGATTTAGCGCCCCGACGCCCGCCTGGGCGTATCGAGCGAAACGCCGCTGGCTTGACGGTCAGGTCAGGCACTCGCCAGACGTGACGGACATGATCAATCGCGTTATTGAGCGCGACCGAGGCTTGCACGACCCATTTTTGCAAATTTAACGGGCATAAAAAAATGAAAATTGTGTTGGAAATTGACAACGATTGCATACCCAAAATCAACGGGCGCGACGTCGGCCCAATTATTTTTCAGGCTATAAAAACCAATCCAAAATGGTGGTTTGACTCTGCCGATGTTGTGCAGATCGAGGGTACGTTTGGCCGGTACACGGAGGATAGGTACGATCTGGGGCTGAGATGAAAGCGGCGATTAAAAAACTGGTCGATCAGGGCATTACCGACCCCGCCGTCATCGCCTGCACTCTGCACATTAAACGCACACGGGTAGAGACCGCGCTCGCGTGGATTGCGCGGGACGTAGATCGAGCAAAACAAAACGCGACAAAAAAATCAACGCGATTGCAACGGCAAATTTGTTGGGCGACCATGCCGCTGGTAGTCCGAGAGGAGCGCGGCCATGCCGTCGATTAGACTCAACCTCACGCCGCTGGAGACGCATGAGCAAATCGCATTTGTCCAGTGGTGCCTAATGGCAGGCGCACCCTACAGCATGATTTTTGCCATCCCCAATGGCGGCAAACGACATATCACCACAGCGGCGCGACTCAGGCGCGAGGGGGTGCGCCCTGGCGTCCCCGATTTGTTTTTGCCGTTTGCCGCCGGCGGCGCACATGGGTTATTTGTCGAGCTAAAACGC